GCCCTTCGCCCAGCCCTTCGCCCAGCCCTTCGCCCAGCCCTTCGCCCAGCCCTTCGCCCAGCCCTTCGCCCAGCCCTTCGCCCAGCCCTTCGCCCAGCCCTTCGCCCAGCCCTTCGCCCAGCCCTTCGACAAGTCCTTATGTAAGTGCTTGTGCTACAGCTGGTAAAAATGTCGGAAAATGTAATGGTGGACCTCAAATTACACGAAATAGTAGCATATTCAGGCCGAATACTTCTTCAGATATAATGATGGGAATAGATCCAGCAACAATGCAATGGACATTTACACAAGATGGTACAGAATGGGGTCCTAATGTACAACTTGTATTGGTGTTAGGTAACACGTATACTTTCAATTCAAATGATTCTGCAATAATAAATGCTGCTCATATATTTTGGTTCACTACTGACGCGTGCGGAGATCATGATATACCAGATAATCTAGCTACTGTTGTTTCTGATAGAATGACAATCACTATTCAACCTTCTATGAAGACAAGAGATTATTGGTACGCGTGTAAAACACACCCATGTATGACAAGTTTAACGCCTATAACATTTGAACTTCCTCTTCATGTTCCAACGGGAAGATACGAACTTAATTCTACAAAGTTCCTCACAATTATAGACAACACTCAAATAAGATACGGGAATAGTGGAATGGAAATTTATTCATATGATAATACCACTGGGATAGTGGCTATTACTTCAGGCAACCCTGTATCAGATGGCAGCTTTGATATGAATGATAATTTTACATTAGGTGTCAATGGTAACACATATAAGTTGATAGGTAATGGTATTAACGGTGGAACGTATGAACAGCCTCCGGTAAATTGTGTAGGGGAGTGGCAATCGGTTGGTGGATGTTCAATAAATGATGTACAGACTGAACAGTTTGTAATAACAACACCTGCTTCTAACGGAGGTACGTGCGAAGCTATTTCCGGGCAGACGCGTGAAGTTCCCTGCTAAATAGTCCCAAAACTTTTTAGGACCAGGTACAGGTCTCCTTCCCATATTTTTGTTTCATATTCAAAATCGATATCCTGACCAACCTTTAGTTCGTGGACCGTCAGAAGACCCCCAGTCACTTTACACATTGAACGTCCGTACCTCCATTGGACCTTGTACTCTGATCCAGAAATCTCCAGGTATTTTCGCCCCCCCCTGTCAGAAAGTTCTTTGGTGACTGTGCCTTTCATTAGTACTTTTAGATCGACTCGAGACTTTAAATATCGTATTCTCGTTGGCTTAGTTCAATGTCCTTGTCGATCGGGGCCGGCTTTTTAGGAGGAGGGGGTTTCCTTTTTGACCTCATAACATCTTCAACTTGATCCCACGCAACTTTACACTCTTTAGAATTTTTGTCCATTTTACAAATCAGGTAGGCATGATTAATAAGACTGCTAATCATTGAATCGTACATTTGTCCTTTATAAGCCTCATGACTTTAAATCTTGGCCACTTTCAGGATGTTATATATAGTGACATATGCTACCCATTCAGAGAGGTACTTTGAGATTCTGAAAGAAAGTTGTCCAGATCTTATAATTCTTGGCGAGGGCTCAAAATGGGAAGGATTCATTACAAAATCAAATGGAATTGTCGAATTCTGCAAGACCAAGAAGCCAGACGACCTGGTATGTGTTCTTGATGGTTTTGATACTGTAGTGCTTGAACAATCAGAAATAGAAAAGAGGTACTTGGAACTTGGTCACGACCTTATTTTTTCAGCCGAGGCAAACTCTCATTCATTTCCTCACAAATATGTGGTTGATAAATTGTTTTCAACTTGTAAAGAAAATGGTGAAAAACTGAATGCTGGTATGTACATGGGGACTTGCAAATCAATTATAGACTTGTGGGACAATTTCAAAGGCGGCGACGATCAAGCATACGCGACGAAAAAATGCAAAAATATATATATAGATACGAATCACGAGATATTTTACAACTATAGCCCAAGTGACAAGATTGAAGTACGCGAAGGTAAATTGTACTTTGAAGATTCTTTAAAATCAATCCCTGTCATAGGCGCACCTGGGAATAAAGATATAAACTCCGTACTAGAAAAACTGGGAATAGACGTTAAAGGAAATATAAAACCACACGATAAATATATATGGAGAAGTGTCAAGGAATATGGGAGATTATTTTTACCCGAAATATCATGGCTTATTATTTCCATATTCATATTCCTAAAAGTTCCTAATAAACGTCTTGCTGCAGTAATTTCATTTTTATTATTGCTTGAAGTCATAAATATAGAAGTTCACGTGAAGCATCTTAATATACAATCGTATAGAAAGGCGCTTTATGCTTTATTGGATCTCAGTCACCTGAGTATATTAGCTGCTATTTTCTGGTTTATGTTTACATCTACAAATTTGAAACATCTATTGATAGTGAATACTATATTCTTGATAATGGCCGTACTCTTCTTTCATTTCAAAAAATGTATACTCTCAATTATTGAAAATAAAGTAGCAGGTATAGATCCTAAATGCACCACAATGACTTGGGGCCGAATAGGGTACATGGTCAATGTAAATAAAAAATATGAAAAGAAACAAGGCGATGCTTTACATCTTTGGGTTGATGGGAATAAGATTTTAGTTTTGATTATTACTTTATTGAATATACTTACACTTTGGAGGATTCGAAACCTAAAGACCGTTTCTTTGAAGTAAACTCCCGAAGTTCTCCAGCAGAGAGGCCTGATGAGTCTCCAGTCTTTAGGGCCTCAAGTTCTGGACCGCTCAAAGTCACAGAATTCAGACGATAGTCCACAAATGCCTCACAAGCAAAAGGCACAATAGGCCTAATAAGTTCGAAAATCTTTTTGCTTGGTTCTACAATTTCTGGTTGGGCGTGGGATTCGTCCATTCGGAGCCTCAAAAAATGAAACAAATTGTGAAGATCAATCTTCCAATAAAATTCAGTAAATGTACTTTGAGGCAAATGAGTTCGCGCAAGTTCGCGTGATACTCCATTCTTTACGAGTTTGTCATATGTCCCAAAGGCCATTTCACATGATTCCTTTTGTGCTACGGTGAATAGCATATTCTCAAAAGGGGCTCCGTCTGACCCTTGTTTGTTAGTGGATGATTGATGTCGGTACTCATCTGGTACCCAATACTCCTTCTCGACGAGACTGTATCTCGCCGAAACCTCGTTTACACTGGCGGTCCGGTGCCTAAGCCACTGCCTTGCAACGAAAATAGGAACCTTGATCCGAAATTTAAATTCGACCATCTCAAAAGGAGTCGTGTGCCAATTTCTCATGAGATATCTAATAAGTTGACGATCTTCCGATGGAGTTTTCGTCCCGGCTCCGTATGAAACACGAGCTGATTGAACAATTGCTTGATCTGTTCCCATTGAATCAATCAATTGGACTTCCATTCTTATTGTTTACTCGTGCTTTCTTTTTAATTTACCTGTATCCGACTATAACTGAGCCATCCGGATGTTCAGTTGTTGGGAATGCGGAAACAAATGGCGGACACCCACCTGCAGCACAGTCTGTAAACTCATAATCTGGATACTTATCAATCTGCTTTACAGTGTATTTGCATGTCATAGTTCCGTAAATCTTGCCTTTTTTGGGTGCGGCTGGCTCTAAAGGAGTTGGCAATGGTCCAGACTTTTTCTTCTGGAACATAAAAACGGCAAGTGCTATTGCTATAATCAATCCTAAAATGATGGCGATTTTCATTTATAGATTTCTTTTATTTTATTTCAGTCCCAGAAAGCGCTTGCTTTTTGGGGCCGAAGCCCGGTTTTTTTGGGTTTTTTTTGCTGTTGTTGCTTGGCGTCTAGTTGGAGAAGGCAAGGCCACCCATGCCAGACTGGATGCGGAGGATGTTGTAGTTGACGGCGAACATGCGCTGCTGGAGAGCACTCACGCTCGGCTTGAGCACAACCTGGACCTGTGCGTTATCAATGCGAGAGAAGTTGCAAGTGCCAGTTGGCTGGTGCTCCTCTGGCTGAAGAGCGAAAGAGTAGCAGTAGATACCTGGGTACGGGTTGCCGGTGTGGTAGTAGAATGGCTGGACCAGATTGAAGTACTTGCCTGGCTGGGCTGCGAAGCGATCCTGGCCGTTAAGGATAAGCTTGAAGTTGGCAAGGGGACCAACCTCAATGCGGGGAGTGAGCCGGGCTGCGGCGTCGGAGAATGCAACGCCATCCTCGGACCAGTACACATTGGCGAGGGAAGTTGACGCTGCGGAGTAGGTGCCCTGGAGGGTGGGGCAGCCAGTGTAGATGTGGGGGGCACCGATGTGGTGGGGCAGAACGAAGTTGTTGGAGCTCTGGAAGAGGCCGAGATCGGTGGTGACGTTAACGTTTGCGCAGTTGGAGGAGAAATTCCACATGGAATTGTAGTTAGAGGTGGTGTTGTAGTTGGGGTTGGTGTAGCACCAGATCAGCTCCTTCACTGGGTGATTGTAAGAGAGACGGACAAGGGCAGACTGAGTCTGGGCGCTGACGGTCGATGCGATGGTGTCGGCGCCAGTGTGCTGGATCTGCTCGATCAGGTACTCGTGGCCCTTCTGGGCGAAGCGGCGGCGCTCCTCAGTGTCGAGGTACACGTAGTTGCCCCAGACCTCGAAGGTGTTCTGGAAGAAGTTGCCGAAGTAGTTGGTAAGATTGAAGTCCAGGCGGACCTCGTGGTACTGGAGAGCAATCAGGGGCAGGTACAGACCTGGGTTGCGATTGAAGAAGAAGAGGAGGGGGATGTTCACGCGGATATCGGTTGCGCCAACGCCGGATGAACCGCCGCTGCCGATGTTGGCATTGCTGACGCTGGTCATCTTACCCCACTCGATCTTGTCGGTGTCAGCAAGGAAGATCTCAGCGTACAGGCGCCACCATGCCTGGTAGTGCTTGTCGATGCGCTGGCCACCAATGGTCAGCTCGAGGTCCTGGATAGCACGCTCGGCGATCCAGTTGTAATCGGCGTTGGCATTGTCGGAAGTGTAGTTGGCCTTGACGCCAGTGGAGGAGAGGGGGTTGTTGCCTGAGTTGGACGGGGCAAGGGACACGTACATGTTGCCGATGAGGTCGCCGTTGCGGGCGATGGTTACGGAAACGCGATTGCTGGAACCGACAGAGCCGTTGACGGTCTGGATAATGTTCTCCATAGCGAAGTTAGTGTGGCGTTTGTAAACAGCCTGGAAGAAGGTCACCTTTGGCTGACCAGTCAGGTAAACGTCCTGAGCACCGTAAGCTACAAGTTGCATAAGACCACCAGCCATTTATCATACCCCAAGAAAAAAAAATGCGATAAATACGCTCGAAAAAAAAATGCGATACTTTTAAATGTCCAAAAAAGCCGAAGAAGATCCCGTCATTGAGATTGAAGACGATGATGAGGAAATGGAAGACGAGGAGATGTTCAATCCTCTGGAGGATTTACTCGTCACTGATGATGGTGAAAATATTGCAAACGCCATAAAGGGCGCCCTGGATCGTATTGGGAAACACCTTGAGAATCAGAATAAGATTTTGATCAAGATTTACTCTTCACTGAAGCCAGGATCAGCAGCTTAAAAATTAATCCCTATAATAATATAACATGATTCACACTATTGACAAAGATCTTCCTCCTGAACATTCGAAGGAGATCAAGATGGAAATTCTTCGCTGTGAAGTCAATAATTTCAACTCGGATGAACTCTTACAATTCGTAGAAAAGCTCGAGGATCAAATGGGTCTTAATTGCACTGGTGATAAATATATACCTTTCAGGAGCCCCTTTGAACAATTTTTCAAAACATCAGAGCGTGATGAATCAGGACTTCCGTTGGCTATCGATATAGATAGAGTAACTGAACAAAAAAGGAGACTCGTAAACCTGTTTTCCGAATTGTATCATAGAAGCATTGAGCTTTCCATGACTGAGGGGGATCGTATAACCCGACTTATTGAAACAGTAGATGATTATTATGAACTTGTGTTCAGGTGGTTTCGTGTACACGAACGCATCAATAATCCAAATCTTGTTCCAATCAGTGGAGAATTTGATGGATCTTTTTTTAGGGTCAAGACGCTTGGGGGTGAAGGCGGCGGCGATGCTGATGAAGATGAAAAGTCTTCGTATCAGAGACTCTTACTCTATTTCTTCAATGAGCTGAAGAGGCAGTGTTTCAAGAGGTACAAGGGTCAGTGCTGTAAACAAATCACAGTGGGTCCTTATACTACAAGGGCCTGGAAATCAGTGATGGAGATCAAGGATTTCGTATACCTGAGTACCCAGAAGGAAGATAAGTACGACATGTGGAAAAATCTCACGGCCCGTACTGGAAACGTAAAAGAATCAATCAATCATCTTACAAATTGTATGGATATTCAGTTTCCTGAGATTAAGAAGAATCGTCACGTGTGGTCATTCCGAAACGGACTATTCATTGGGAAAGAGTGGGACGGTTCCAAGTACACAACGAGATTTTACCCGTATTCGAGTCCAGAGTTTTCGAGTCTCGATCCTACAATCGTATCGTGCAAGTATTTTGATCAGGATTTCGATGACCACACTAATATCGAAGATTGGTACAATATTCCGACACCATTTCTCCAATCGGTATTCGATTACCAAAATTTCAGTGAAGACGTCGCTCGTTGGATGTACGTATTTGCGGGTCGTATGTGTTTCGATGTGAATGAGATGGATGGATGGCAAGTAATCGGATTCCTCAAGGGTATTGCCGGATCCGGTAAATCTACAATCATTACCAAAGTTATCAAGAAGTTTTACGATAACGAGGATGTAAAGACACTATCGAATAATATTGAAAAGAAGTTTGGACTCTGGAGTATCCATGATGGTCTCATGTTTATTTCACCAGAGGTCAAGGGAGACCTGGCCCTCGAGCAGGCTGAGTTTCAGTCTATGGTTTCTGGTGAAGACGTGTCTATTGCTCGTAAAAATGAAAAAGCTCTGAGCAAGACGTGGAACGTGCCAGGAATTCTAGCTGGAAATGAGGTCCCCAACTGGAAGGACAATTCTGGAAGTGTCCAGCGCCGTGTTCTTGCATGGAACTTTACAAAGCAAGTTTTGTGCGCAGATCCTCACTTGGATGAAAAGCTTGAGCTTGAACTCCCGTGTATTTTGCAAAAATGCGTCATGGCCTACCTAGATTACGCGCGCAAGTACAGTGATAAGGACATCTGGTCGGTTGTTCCCAAATATTTCAAGGAGGTTCAGAAACAGATTTCATGCGTCACGAATACTCTTCAGCACTTTTTGGAATCGGAAAAGGTTCAGTTTGGCCACGACAAATTTGTTCCCCAAAGATTCTTTCTCAGTATATTTACTCAGCATTGTACGGAGAATAATTTGAGGAGACCTCAATTCAATCCAGATACATATGCAGGACCTTTCAGTTCTCGAGAACTTACCGTCAAGACGGAGACTGTCCAGTATCGTGGAAAGATGTACCCGGCTCAGGCTGTTATCCACGGTATCGATATAATCCAAGAGCAACTCGATAACTTCACAGGAGATTTTTAGCAAGAAAAATCAATCTCACAGATACCATGCTCCCTTTTGTAGAGCACTTTGTCCCAGAATTTCTTCATAACCGGAAGAGCCTTTTCGAACCATACTCGATCTCTTGGTACTCGTATAATTTTCAGTTCATTTGTAGGCTGATGGTACTGAACAAAATCACATTCTTCTAGATCATTAATATCCAAAAGGACTTGGACCTGTGGAAAGTAATAATCAGGAATTTTCGTACACAATTTGTTTGGGCATTTGATTTCTATGAGTACACCACTCTCGGTTATTCCATCCACGGACCCTCCGAGCCACGTGTGGACCGGATGTTGTTCGAGTCCAAACTCGTGGGTCTTTGATCCAGTACGCGCGTCATAAAGATCACGTACCATTGGTTCTAGATCTATACCTCTTTGAGTATTTACGTTAGGCCCTTCTTTCTTTTTGTACCCACACTTGTCCAAAAGCAAAGAATCCGCACTTTTAAAGTGATTTTTTCCGAGCGCAGAAGCCACATCACTTGCGGTAAGCATTGTACCTCGCAGTTTGAACCATTCCGCGCTTCGCTGTTCGGCCTGCGGACCTTTTGATAACAGTTCTTGGACCCGGGGGTGCATTCTTGTTATTTATTGCATTGTTATTCTTAAACAGCTTGTGTATATTCTGAACGCCTTTTACCCTTTGAAATCTGCGACCCACGTCTCTTGCCATGATACAAAACTTGATTTTATGCCATTTTTGAGACCTCTGGCAAAATATGAAGATTTACGAGCATCTGGTCTCTCGGAATAAACAAACATAGCATTTGTAATTAAAGAACCAATCTTTTTGCCATTCTTGTATGTATGTTGTCCTCTTCCATTTTGATACGTCTGCCAAGCCTGACGCACCTTCTCTTTACTTTCACGGGTTTTTGTCCCTGAGTATGTACTTTATCATTTATTGTATATACTTCATTTTTTTCAATATATCCATAGCTGCATTTTGCTCCGATTGACGTTTGTTCGTAGCTTCACCCCGCCCAATGTGACCATTGAATGAAGTAGACACTGAAAATACCCCATTTGTGAAACAATCCACTGTATACACAGGCAATTCTCCTCCATTTTGCTGACACAGACGCATAAGCTGGTCTTTGTAATTATCGTCACAATTTATGTCTATTGGATATCTCTCTAAAAGACCGAGCACAAACACTCGAGTGTGTATAAGTCCCAAGTCCAAATACATTGCACCTATAAGTGCTTCAAGTACATCCTCCATTATTTTAGAATTGCGATTCCAGTTATTACGCATCCCCTTATCATCCATTATGACCCATTTCCACAATTCAAGACCTTCTGAAATTTTAGAAAGAGTCGTTCCCCGTACTATACGAGTTCTGGCCTTTGTCAGAAAGCCTTCGTGCTCTACAGACTCATAGAGATCGTATAGATACTTGGTAACTATAAAATTAAGCACCGAATCACCCATAAATTCGAGATTTTCATATGATTTTTTTTCCGGATCTTCCTTGAGAACGGATTTATGGGTGAATGCAGTTTTATATAGTTGTAGATTATTAATTTTTGTTCCTATTATTTTTTCGATTGTTTGTGTATCCATTTATTAAGTATTCGCTTTTTTATTTTAAGCCTTTACTGCTGGACGACCAGTCTTCTTTGCGACCGGAGGAGTCTCGACGACTGGAGTCTCTGGGATCTTTGCATGTACTGGCTCCTCCTTGATATAATGATTCTTCATGTAACGCTGAATATTCAGATAGGTAATCGCAATACCCTCTGGTGGCTGCAAAAGATCAGTCAGCTTGTCATCCATCTTAATCTTCTGACCATCCTTGAGATTGTGCTCAGTTGCATACAGATTAATACGCTTAGTCACGTCAGAGCGAGAAATCGTATCATTCGGACCGAGATTCAGGAAGCTGCGAAGCTTCTCAGAAATCTTGAGAGGGCGATTGAAACTGTTATTCTCTGATCGCTTCTTGGCCTTCTCGCCATTCGGGTCCTCAAGCAACTGGCGAATCTTGCGCATTTCCTTGTGGAGGGACTTGATAGCGGTCTCCAGTGATTCGAGAGTTGTAGTTGCTGATGCCATTCTTAATAAGATTAGTAGCCTTGTCTTTAAACCCAGGAAAATACATAAATATGATTATAGGTATTACGAAACGAGGAATAGGTAATATAAGTAAAGCAATAATTATCATCCATATCTTGAATCCCATAAACTCAGAATCAAGTGTCTTTTGTACTTCTGGAGGGAAGAACATGTCCATCATTTTACTGTAATAAAGGAATATTTTATATATACAGTAGAAATGGCAGACTTTGTCTACAGTGAGCCGACTAAGCTTCAGGACGGTCGTTACTTTGTTCGCGTAACAAAGACGGATGAGAGTCGTATATTCGAGCAGGTTAATAAGGCCGAGGTACTTTCGGAGGCACACTGCTTCCGTGTTCCCAAGACTGTATCTCTTTCCAAGTATGATGAGATTATTATAAATCAGGCTATCAAATCTTCAGAGACCTGGTTTTCCAAACAGGTTGAAGAGGGGGTTCTTCGTGGAGTATATGAGTCCAGTATTAGTGACGATGGTGTTATCGAGGCTCCATTTACGAAGATCAAGGGCAAGGTGATTACTCTTGCATTCAATTCAGACAAGGAAAGCGTCGAGTTATCCACTGTGGTCCCTGGGAGTCAGTGGGATATGCTGATTGAGTTGGTAGGAATCTGGTTTCTTAAAAAGACATTCGGTCCTGTGTGGCGAGTGATCCAGCTGAGACACTCCAAGGTGTCGAGTAATGCAGTTCCTACGAAATATATGTTTACTGATGACGAACACCAGGAGGATAATATCCTTGACGATATTTGAAGAATTTTTTCCTTGTTGATTATAAAATGAAGATGGATGGTAAAACTATTGTAATTATTGCTGTTGCCATCTTTGTGCTTTACATGCTTGACAAAAATAAGGCGGCTTATATGAGTTATTTCACCCTTGAGGGTGCTCCTATAGAGTCGGATACCAGTTCCTCGAATATGTTGGATAAGAACAATGGTAAATCAACCAAGAGTGGCCCGGGAGCTGCTATGCTCCCGTCCGAAATTCCAGTAGCTGAGGACTTTTCCCAGTTTAGCACCGATTATATACTCAGCAGTCAGAATTACCTCGATCCACGTAACCAGATTGGTTACCCAGAGACGGTCGGCGGTACTCTCCGTAACTCCAATCTCCAGGTTCGCTCCGAGCCACCCAACCCCCGCGATCCAGTGAGCATCTTTAATCTGAGCACAATTTCTCCTGAGCAGATGCGACCACAGTTTGAGATCCAGGATAACGATTTCAAGTAATTAAAGCAATAGAAGTCTTTAATAAAAAATGAGTGATTTGAAAACAACAATAGAAGAGTGGGTTGGTCTCAAGTCCCAGATAACCGCAGTACGAAAAGACATTTCTTTTCTCGTAAAGAGGGAGAAGGAGCTCGCGGTGATTATCAAGCAATCTATGACTGATAATGACGTCGAGGATATAAAAATGAATGATCGTAAAGTTAAACTCAGGACGAAAGAGGCAAAAGGAGGTATAACTAAAGAAGTTATCAAAACTGGTCTTGCGACTTACTTTGCAGGTGACGAAGTTAAAGTTGAAGGTGCTATCAAGTGTATAGAAGATAGCGCTCCAGTAAAGCAAAGATCTACTTTGTCTTTGTTTGGTCCGAAGAATAATGGGGCTTAATAACGAATATAATTATAACATGTGGGATGATGAGTACGACGACTATATCGGTCAGCCCGAAGACATTGATAACGATTCG